TTATGATGTTGCGCTAAATTTCAATCTTTCAAAGCATGCCGCCATCTGGCCATCTAGTCCGTGTAAATATCGCTGCGTAATCACCGCATTTGAATGGCCGAGCATCTCCTGTGATTCCATGAGTGTCGCCCCGTTTCGCTGAATGTCCGTCGCGAACGAATGCCGCAAAGAGTGCGGGTGAAAGTTGTGAAATCCCGCCAGATAGAACGGCTGACGCATTAAATGCCGCAACTCCTCTACGCTGAGCAATGTTCCGTTCGGCTTCTGCCATAAATAATCGTCAATACGCCGACTAACGATCCACTGTGTCAGCCGTTCGCGTGCTTCTCGGCTCATGTGTACCTCACGCCGTCTACCACCCTTGCCAGTAAATACAATCATTCTGTCGGTGATATTTATTAGTCTTAAGTTCCGCAGCTCAGTGATTCGCAGTCCGCAGTCAAACGATAATTTAATCAATAGCCACTGTATCTGATTGCAGTAGCTCAATACCTGCTCGATTTGCTCCCTCGTGTAGAAAACTCGGCGGATTGGCTCGGTCTCCTTTTGTTTGACGATGTGGCGGATTTTCAACTCAGGCATCTCCACACCCATGTCTCTAAAATAGCGAAACATTGCTATCACATGGCAAATTCGCGTATTGATAGTCCGGCTATTCAGACCTCGCCGTGCCTGCTCTGTAGTCCAGTCGTTCACCTGCTGCGTCGTGATCTCGCTCAGGCTACTGGCTGGCACGCTAGCTCGAAAATCCCTCATAACCCACCGCTTAGCACTCAATGTCTGGCGGCTCATTCGGCGCGTAAACTCGCAGTACTCCAGATATTCGTCAAAAGCTCGCTCGATTGGCATAATTGTATTTTTCGTCATGATTTTAACTCCACTTAAAAAACCAGTTCTATATAGAATTGCTTATAACGAACCTTAAAAGCTCAATTGTATATAGAACCCTCACATTTAATTTTCTGATAATTCTGTTATCAAAAATGGGCGGTGGCGGGCGGATTTGCACTAACTTGAATAAAAAATACGGCCAGACGGCCGCTTTCATTACGCAAAACTCCCAAATACTCGCATATATCTAGGATTATTGCATAATATTTGCATACAGGCAAACGCAAACAAGCCGCTACGCGAGTGGCGTCAAAATGTCAGTAGTGATTGTTACGTTATCAGGTTGTAGCTGCGCTTCATCTGCGCCAGCTTATCTAATCCGTCAATGTTGATCGGTAAGGCTGCCTGCTCTTGCATCTTCTGCTTGTGGCGCTCCTCTGCCGCCCTGGCCTTCGCCTGTGCGATCAGTTTGCGCAGCCAATCCACCGTCTTCGCTAGATTCGCACTCGACCAAATAAACGCGAAGTACTTGCGTGGGTTGCGTTTTCGTTTCGCCAATTTAATCGAATAATCGAACTCTCTCGCATAATTGATCTGTCGATTTCTAAACATCGGCAGGTAATTATCATCGGTGATTAGCTTTGTCGCCTTGCCTAATCGCTGCTGCATTTTCTGAACTCGTCGCTCGTCTATGGTTATGTTCCCCATTTTACCCTCAAAATGCTATTTTTGCTCTTGACAAACAAAAATAGCCTCTAAAATTGATAACAATTTTTTGAGGCCAGATACAGACAGCCCACCCTGATTTAAATCTGGGCGGGCTGAAAATCCTGTACGTTCACCGTAGATTATAGCAAACTGATTTTGCTTTGTCAACAAAAACCCGCCCCCATTTTCAGGGGACGGAAAGGTCACATGGATGCTTAAACCATGCGTTTGCAGTTTATCACTATTTATTAGATTTCGCAACAGCAACGTCAGCAACGACCAGTCGTCGTATATATTCGCTAACTGTCATATTCAACTCGGTAGCACGCTTGACGATCATCTCGTGATCGCTCTCTGAAACTTTTACGTGTATGTGTTTAGTTTTCACACTGTACCTTTCTACCCGATACGATGCCTCGGGTGGGGCTGTTAATATTTAATAAATAGCATTGACGGTAAAGTATTTCAAGCCGTCGTAGCGAATTTCAGCTTCATCGTTACCACTTGATTCAATCTGCTCTACCGCGTTTCTGAGTGCCTCTCCAGCATTAAACACCTCTACCAGCTCGTCATCGTCATCGTAAAAGAATATAGTGCCGTTATCTACTACCGCTTCATAATCCTCATATCTGTCTAGCTCCTTCACCGTCTCAATGATATTCTCTAGCATAGCCTCTTCATCCAATTCGATGCTGATGTTCTCGATTGTAGCGTTCTCCGCTGTACTTCTGCTGAATCGTTTACGCATCTCTCTCCTCATAACCGTCTCAAGTTCTTCTATATCACCCTTCAAGCTCTTATCTGCCTCGAAAGTGAATTCTTGTGTTGGCTGGTCACCCGTGTAGTACCACCCTGTAAATGTTGCCATTTTAATTATCCTTTCTTGGCGGCGATGGTTGAGGAGCTGTTTATTTTTTAGTGTTTGATTTTATCGACCGATTATTTTCTAGCTTTAGTTTTCTTAATCAACTCAAGCTTTATGGTTATTTTAAGTCTGAAAAGTTGTAATGATGTTTTAAGCATTTTTATGACCTTTCTTCTGCCGCCGAATTGTTAATTGTTGCTTGGTTGCCCCTCAACCATGTCTTTAGTATAGCAAACGTGTTGCCGTATGTCAACACGTTTTACCAAAAAAGTCAGAGATTTTTCGACATTTTTCATCACCCCCGTTAAACCTGTGGAAAACTCGCAATATTACACAGTATAGTCCTACCACGACATCTCAACTCGCCATCTCTGTTAGCGTTCAGTGCTGACGGTGCCAGCCAGAGTATTTCGGGTAATATATTGGTTCAGGCTGGTTGGGTGCAATTCTGGGGAAATAACACGAAAAGACAGCCAGTGCCTGTTGTTTTTCCAAAGCAATTCAAGCAGGTGTTTTCAATGTCACCGACCCTAATTGGCTACAAGACAGGCGGCAAAGCTACCAGTATCAGCGAATTTAATCAGGTGATCGGCAGTGGACTGAATATTGAGTCTGGTGTTGTTACGAACACCGGCACGACACTCAACGCTTCAACAACTGGCATATTTGGTGGGGCTTGGCATGGGATTTCGTGGGTAGCAGTTGGCGTTGTCTAAGCCTTCTTAATGTATTGAATTGTCACGAATGAGATCTTATAACCAGATTGATCAGCGTACGTCTGGATATTGACGGTGCTATTATCAACGTAAACTGTCACTGTATAAGCTTGCTGGTCGGCAGCGTGTGGTAAGTTGATAGTTGCGCCAATACTGTCTTCTTTCGCAATACCACGGATATTAATAACCATATCTAATTTTTCAATGCCATGTGGTTTCGTCGTTTTACCAGCAACTTTTAGTCCACCCATCGCAAATGTCTTCTGGTAAATTGTGCGGCCGTCAATCCACTTCATGCCGGTGTCGACTTCTGACGTACTGCGGTCGCCGCGGGCTGCTGGCGACAAGTGTCGTGGTAGGACTATATCATTGCCAAGTGCGTCAGAGCTAATCACGCCGTTCTTGAACATCTCAGCCCTGTTAATCCGCCCGTCAGCCAACGTGGCTGGATTACGCCTATCAGTGATAACGGAGTCGAGAATTGTTGTTGTGCCAGCGTTTACGCGTATCTCAGCGATGACTTCATATGGGTTAGATGCACCAATCTTCGCCTTGATCTGAGATGGTGTAGGTACACTTGGGTTGGTTGCTGGCGTGCCTGGAACGACAACGGCCTTTGTGCGATTCTCGTTGTTGGCGACAGCTTGCGACGCAGCTACGTTTGTGTCGATATAGATCACCACCGCGTCAATTCGTGGGTTAGCACTATTTGCCGTGGTAACACTAGCTTGAACTGGCTGCGTGCTTAAGTTGCTCACTGGAAACGTTGCCGACATAGCATCACGCACCAATAAATCATCAGGTATACCACTCTCGCCGCCGATCAGTACATTCATGCCGACAGGGCTGGCTTGACGCACCCTAAAGCCGCTGATCCACGAGCCTACGAAAGCATTGCCAAGCGCGTGAAACAGCGCGCTATCAGTGGTGCGGCCACCGTTGCTATTAGGAAAGCCTAGTGCCATAATTATTTCTCATCAGCGCTTTCAGCCTCAGCCTCGGTGGTGTCGGCCGCCTCGGACTCAGCTTCATCATTGGTATTTTCAACTTCTGGCTCGACAATCTCGTCGGCAGACTCTACTGCTGGTGTCTCTGGCTCTGTTGGTTCGCTTTCAGCCTCAGCCTCGGTGGTGTCGACCGTGCCTTTAGCTGCCGAAATGCTCACGTACGGCCCGCTATGTGCATCGTCTTTGATGAAAATATAATAGCCGTCAACTGTTCGACGGATCTCGCCGCCCTTATAATTCTGTACTTTTTCAGTGTTTTCCATATGAATCCTCCTGATTATAAATGTACAGATTAGGCGATATTGACGTTATTTGCCGTGGAAAATATAGCGGTATTCTTTATACAAGCGAATAACGATTCGTTTTAGTATCATAAACATATTTCTATTATAGTATAGTCCTACCACGACACTTAAAATGGTCAGACTTCATTCAGGCGAAACGAGATAACACTAGTCAACCAGTTGAGTCTGTCATTTTTCAGTATGGTCGAGCAAGAGTAATAGCCCCAACTGATACAATAGAGACTACGACAACCGTTGCGTTTCCGAAGATATTTAAGAGTGGAACGGTACCAACTGTTATTTGCACCTACAACGGATACGGCAACGCTAACGATCCGTGGACGGACACGCCAAATCCATCATGGGCTGGTGCGTCAATTGGAGCGGTTAACATTACAAACTCATCATTTGTAGCAAGATGTCGTCGCTTTGATGGTGCCATGTTGAGAGGCTCATATTACTTTAGCTGGATGGCAATTGGCGCAGTCTAAACTATAAAGAAATCCTTTCCAGTTCAAAAACCGCCTCGGAGCTTATCGAGGCGGTTTTCAGTTGTTCGGAAATACCGAACTACTCAACGGCCTGCTGCATCTGACGCACTAACTCAATGACTATCGTCTTAGCGGCCGACAATCCAGCAGCAATCGCAGATAGCGTAGTCGCTAGCGCTAGTGCCCACAACTCGCGCCAACTTGCCGCAAACAACAAATTTACTAGGTTTACGCCTGCTAATAAGAATGTTGCGATAAACGTTTGTAGAAACGTCCACAATGCTCGAGCAGCAACATCTTTGTAGTTGATATTTTTCAGTGCTTCTAGTGATTTCATGGTATTCTCTCCTTACATTAATCCAAAACTGCTGCTGGAGCCGCTCTTTAGCAGACAGTTTTCGGTATTTTGGATTTTAGCGTCTATTGTTCGCTGGATTACAACACCTCGCGGGTCTTTCAGCGGCTCGCCCGTTTTGGGATCGTGCCATCTACTCAAGCCTGGGACGCTGTGTGCGTCCACTAAGCATTGCAGGCAATCGTTGTATGTCGAGCCTGCTGGCATCTCTGGCGTGGTCTTGCCAATGTGCAGCGTTACGCAGCCGCAAGCTTTGCACTCGCGGAAGTACAGGCTCGACTTCGTGATCGTGATTTTCGACAAGTCCGGTTCCATTATGGCAGCCTCAAAACGTCGCCTGGGTGGATTAAATCCGGGTCTGGCAAGTTGTTGATTTGAGCCAGCGTCTGCCAATCCGTACCGTGAGCGGCCGCTATCGTGCTGAGGTTATCGCCCCATTGAACCGTCACGGTTCGCTCGGCCGGCGCGCTTCCGCCTGGCACGCGCAATACCTGGCCTGCATAAATCAGGTTTGGATTCTGAATACCGTTGATGGCCGCCAAGTAGTGATAGTCAGTGCCGTACTTCGCGGCGATGCCGCTTAGCGTGTCGCCTGGCTGAACTGTGTATGTTGGCTGTGGCTCTGGTACTGGTTGTGGGTTAGCAATTTGCCCGCTGTGTCCAGCTGGTGCTGGCGCTCCTCCTGCATACTTATCCCACGCTTCAGCGTCGCCATAAAACTCGTTACAGTCGAGGTTTCCACCCCAGCCGTCAAGTCGGCCGCTCGATGTCCATTGCCACATTGCGTAGCCGTCCCAGTATTTAACGCTTGGCGGCGTACCGGCTTGGCTCATATCGTAGTTGAAGTCGACGGCCATGTCGCGGTATTTTGCTACCCAGAGGCCATAGTCAGCACCGGCGACGCTGCTCCAATCGTGGCTGTTTACTACGCTCTCCGACATATAGATGAGCGGCTTCACGCCTGTGCGTTCCTGCACGCGGTCGAGCCAGCGCTTTGCCCACGCCACATCGCCAACGTTGCCGCCGTCTTCCCAGTCGAGAATAAGTATAGCGTGCTTAATGTATCCCTGGATATTGTCGACGAAAAAGTCAGCTTCAGCGATCGCGTCATTGCTGCCGTTTTTCGCAAAGTGGTAAACGCCGAGCTTTTTGCCGGCTGCGGCCGCCTGCTGATAATGCTCGTCGCAGTTTGGGTTGACGTAGTCAGTTCCCTCGGTTGCTTTTACTATTACGAAATCTGCCGGGATTTTACCGGCGTCCAAGCCAGCCTGCCAGCTTGATATGTCGATGCCTTTCATCGGTTTTGACCTCCTATTAAATTAATCATTACGGCTTATTCACAACTCTCACAATTAAATCGACCATAAAGCCAATCACAGTAATTACTGCTGTCATTACGCCAGCACCAATCTTGGCTTCGCTCTTGGACAAGTAATTGCCCTGCATCAGTTCCACGCGGGCTATCAAGGCTTTCAGTTCCTCAGCATCGGCTTTCGATTCAGCCAGTTGCTTGACCGACTCTGCCAACCGCGACACATTATCATTTATTGAACCCAGCCTTTCGTTTAGCACATCGTCTCGTGCAGTCATCATGATGCCCAATTCCCGCACCGTTTTGGGTGTTTGATTCATCGATTCCTTGTCTCGTTTATCGTTCATTCTCACTTACCACATTACAGATTAGACATATTCAACCCTCAGCTCGCCGTCAGACGTAGCGAACGCATAGATTTTGAACGTGCTACTGCCGAGGTCGACCAAGAAATCTGATATATTTAGCCACGTCTGTACACCGCCATTACTTCGCTGGCGCTGGAAATAGCGAGTAACATCCTCTAGTCCCGACCCATGACTGTTGCGCCTGCCGACCATCAGCTTAAAAACCATGCCCGACTGATACGTGCTGGATTTCGGCGTAAATACGATTTTGAACCGCCTCAGAAACGTTGCATCACTCTTGTCGATTGCCGCTTCTAACTTGACGCGAAATACCTGCACGCCGTCAGCACCAACACGCTGCATGGCTTTCATTTCGGTAATTTCACGCTCGCACCGCGTAATGATTCGCGCCATCGTCTCTCCGTCTATCTCTTGGATCCTCATAACATCCTACTTTCGATTGTCAAATCGACACTAGTATTTGCCACCACGGCACATTTCATCTGCGTCAGCACACTGCTCAGTCCCTTTCGCACGTACGCGTATGCAAACCATCTGCGAATATGCCGCGCGTCGCTTGATATCGGTATTATGTCAATACGCGTCGGTGCTGCACTGTTTATCAACATCTTGTCAATAATTAAATCAGCCAACAAGAACGTCTTATCCTTTTTTGCGGCCGCCGTAATGATAAATGGCACGCCAGAGGCTTGCTGCTGCCCGCCAACCACGTTAGCCACCTGATTGAAATCCCATTCGTCGCTACTGGCACTCTCATAAAACACCAGCCCGTTTGATGCCATCACCTGGCTAGTTTTTAGGTCGCGGATATTGCGGTCGAGCGACATTAAAATGTCTGCCAGTTGGTTTTCAGGCAACATACTCAGTCGATTCATAGCAGGCTCGCTTTCATACTGAACGACCCCTTGTCTGTCCCCAAAAAAACACACTTAGCGTACACATATTTCGTCTGGCCCTGCGGTGGATTGTCGATAGTGGCGCTGGCGCTAAACGCCAGCTGATATGGCACCTCTAATTTATTGATGTCTGGCGTGCTCTGGTCAATGATGCTGCCGCCAATTATCTGCGCGCCCGCCAACGTGTCAGGATTGTCACCGACGTAAAACTGCGGCAAAAACAGCACATACGGCCACTGTTGTTTACGTGCGGTGAAAGTTGTTTCAATTTTGACTGTTCTGCCACCAAGAAAAGCGGGGTCATATGTGATGGGTATCATCGCGTCGTATTCCTGTGCACTTTTCGTTTCGTAATAAATAATGCCGGAGTTGTTACTGGTACGCTGAGTCGCTTTCATTTGCTCAGAGGCACGCAGTAGCGCCCGCAACTTACCGATGGCGCGCCGCTCCTCCACTAGATTCAACCGTCCGCTCATAAGTCGTAATTATCCAGTGTTAGGGTTATTTCTTCGCTCATATTCTCATCGACCTTGACAGATATTTGCTCGATTCGGTAATAGCCGCTCAGTGGGCAAGATGAATACTTATTTTGCTCAACTACGATACGATCGCCTACTCCGATATTATTCAGGTCAAATTGCGTACCACGCACTGTGACGCGCGGCAGGTCGACCAGGCGGCTCATCACCGTCACATCAGCCTCGCAGTGCCCCGCCAATGTCGACAGATTCTTAATACTGTTGTACAGCTGTACTTTTTCACGCAAGATAAACTCCTGCTGGCTCAGCACGTCCTCAGCACTGTAGCGGATTGTCTCCTCGCCCATGCCAGAGGCTTTGCCTATGATGTTGTTGTACAAGTTTGCCCCAGATTGCGGCAGCTCCATGCGAATTGCGCCAATGCCCAAGCCGTCATCAGGATAATGTACCACTACATCTGGCCGTTCGTTGCCTAGTGTCTGAAACGTCTCAAACTTGCGGTCGTAGGTAAATCGAAAATCGAACTTACCGTCCTGCAAATTCGTTAGCGACACCAACGCATCTTTGGCATTGATATCCTCCCAGTCATCCATTCTGTCGCGTCGTATGCCAGTGCGGTACTGCCTACTACCTCTAGTGATGCCGACGTCGCCGTTCGGGCGATTCTGCGCCTCCTGAATGACACCCCAGGCAATGTCCGTCGTTTCAATACCTTTCCAGCGGCCGTTCAAGTATCGCGCGTCAATCAGATTCAAGTAGCCGTCGCACTGCACCAACACTCGTGCATTGTCGGTATTCAGGTTGCGGTTCGCTTCCACCGCTACCGAGCCAAACAGATACTCGCTATTACGCTTGATTTTGATGTCGCTCACCCACGGCTTCAAGATAGTGTTTGGATTCTCGCCGATCCGTCGACACTTCTCTTCCCAGTCTGGCATTGACATATTAAAATCTAGCGACTCAACGCCGTTGCGAGTCATGCTCCAGTCGAGGTCTTGGCAAAGTCTGGTGATGTCGGCTACCTTTGTTTTGCCGCGATGCCACAGCTCGATAGTGTAGCGTGGTGGTACGTACTCGTCCATTACGCCACTCCTGTATAGCCGTTGTACCACTCAACGATAGCCATGCCAGTATCAGCACTGTTCGAGGTATTGAAAATCAGCTCATTTAGCCCTGGCACCAAACGCCAGTATTGGCTGCTGGTGAGGTTATTATCGATACCCACACCGTTCAGAGTCACCTCTCGGTTGTATGTATCAAATACGATTGTGTCGCTATCTGTTGTGCTGATATTTAGTGCCAATATTTCGTCAGTTGTCTGGTTGGATACGGTCGGGTTGGTGACTTTGCCGGAAATCGTTATTGTTGGCCAGACGTACGTATTGCCGTCATTGATGGCGTGGTTCACCCCTCCGCCGGCCACCCAGTGCAAGCCGTCACGCTCCCAAAGTAGCCCTGTAGGGCTCCACAATAAACCACCGTCACGCGGACGCTCTAGCGTGATTCGCTGTGCTGCGCCGTCGGTATAGTCATACATTCGCGGGTCGCCCGCTACTAGCTCGATGTCATAGTCGGCAATGAGCGGCCACTCAATCTTTGGATCAAGAGGCTGTGTCAGTTTGGCGACGGTCTGGTAGACGCGTCCAGTTGGCGTGAATAGCTGCACTCGCAACTTGTCACGAATCTTGATGGTTCTGGCAATTTTCGCCATCTCAGCATGCATCTCAGCCAGTTTTCCGTCGTGCTCCACTGCCACGAAAAAGCTCAATGGTATTTGCCGCACACCATAGAACTGCTCATCCACGCTACCGCCGTCGGCACCAGAAAACACATACTGGCTGTTGCGAACGTCAGGGTCACCAAAGCCTTTCAACGGCGGTGTTAGGTGGGATAACCCTTGTTTGCTGCCCGCCAGAAACACGCTTTCATTAGTGCGCATATTAGTGATCTGTACGTCATACGTTCTCATATCTAGCCCCTCCTCATCTGCTGCACCAAGCTGCGGTTATACTGATCAATATCGATACCGTTGGTGAGGTTGACGGTTTGGTTTATTTGAGGTGTATTGCCGCTAGATGATGTGCCAGTACCTCTCTCGTTCATAGAGTTCTTCAAGAACTGACTCAGCTTACTCAGTGGGATAACGGCCTCCGGCTCACTACCCTCACCAATCATGGCTAGGGTTGCTTTTGTAGCGATGCCGCCCTCTGCAAGTTGCGGAATATTGAGGTTCGGTATTTTTGGAATATGGACGCCAGGAATAGCGTTGATAATACCTGTCGCCCAGTTTATTGAGTTGATAAATCCGTTAATCATTCCAGAAACAAAGCCTAGCACACCATTTATGGCACCTCTGAACGCCCCGCCGATAGCATTGCCTATAGACACACCTACGCTACCAAAAATACCAACCACACCGTTCCAGATACCTCTGAACCAGCCCGCTAATCCTCCAAATACACTAACTATAGCGTTCCAAGCCCCTCTGAATACGCCACCGAACCAACCGGCTACGACGCTAAACACGTCGACTATACCGCCCCATATGCTGCCGAACCATCCGACAGCCGCTCCCCATACGCCCGCAATAAGATTCCAGGCGCCAGTAAATATTCCGCCGAAGAACTGCACCACTGGGGTGAACGTCGCTACGATGAAATCCCAGACGGCTTGGAAGACGGCAAATATTTGATCCTTAAACGTAAAGAACAGCCCGATGATCAGCGCCACTGGCGCAAATATCACCGCCAAAATTGTAAGCCCCCACTGCTGCAAAAAAGCCACGACGTTATTAAATACGGTTGTGATACCTATCCAAATACTACTAAAAAAGCCGACTACACCACTAACAAACCCGCTAACAACCTGACCAATAGCTCCGAACACTCCGCTGAACCAGCCAACTGCTGCGCCCCATACTGTCGTGATAGCGTTCCACGCTTGGCCAAAGATATTGAACTTTACCTGCAAAAATACCAGTGCACCGACGACTGCGGCAATTGCCACGGCTATGATTGTAAATGGATTTAGCCCGGCTACCGCATTGAATGCCGCCATGGTCGACTGCCCATTCTTTAATGCACCGATGAAACCTCGCAAACCGATGGCACTTTTTGCTATCGTTGTCGCAAACTGACCAACTTTCATTGCTACAAACGCCGAGCCTAGCGCTGCAATGGCTGGCACAGCATTGTCTATGATGAAATTGGCAAAACCAACAATCGTTTGCTTGTTTTCTTTCAGAAAGGCGGTGAGCTTTGTGACGCCGTCACTAAACCTGGCAAATAGTCCATTTTGGTCAACTATCAGCCCCTTTTCAGAATCCACCCGTACACCAATAATCTCTAGTCCGAGTGACCGAATCGAGCCCTGCAAGCTAATCATTCTGTTCTGAAACGTGTTTGAGAACTTGCTAATATCAAGACTTTGTGCATACTCCGCCATAGCCGCCGTGAACTCCTCGGCGCTCACCTTGCCGCCATTGATTCTACCGGCAGCCTCTTCCATAGAAATACCGAACTTCTTGGCCAAGATGGTAGTCAACGGGATATTATTGTTGATCAGCTGTAAAGCATCTTGTCCAAACAGCGCACCACGGCTCGTAACCTGTCCAAAAACCAGTGCTAAATTCTGCAAATTTGCGCCAGAAACGATAGACAGCCTACCCAGAGTGTCCATGTCTGGTATGACCTGCTGTGCCGTGCGTCCATAGCCTAGTAACGTAGAGGCTGCTTTTGAAGCATCGGGAAAAGCGATTGGCTTACCAAGTACCTGATTGTACAGTTGACCAAAAACCTTGTTGGCCGCCTCGGTTGACCCAGTGAGCGACGCCATCTGCGCTTGTGTTGTTTGCAAGCCACTGGCGAGGTCGATAAACTGTTTTGCACCAAATGTACCGCCACCGATAACCCCGGCAGCGACGATACCAAATTTTTTTATCGTATTAGCAACGCCACCAAAGCCCTGATTTAGCCCGTCAAAAAACTTGCCATATTTTGATTGAGTCGAGTTGAGATTTCTCTCGCTCTCGTGCATCTTCTTTTGGACATTGCTCATAGCAGTGATTGCACCACTCGAATCAACACGATATGTGATAATAATCTCGCCTTGGTTCATGACGTTATTACCCTGTCTATGCTATGATTGTGGTATAAGACGAAAGGAACTCTTAAATGAATAAACAATATCATCTGTCTAAAAAGTGGCTCATAAAAAAGCTGGTTTTTTGGTTTTGGCTGCACATGATTACATTTGGTGTAACCGCTTGGCTCTCCTATAGAAAATACCGCAACGTTTCTTTTGAGCTGACAGATACCGCCATCAAGTTCAGAAATGGCAGGCTCACTCGTACAATCAATTATCGAACGATAGAGGGCTTTGTGCGAAATGGCAATACCATCGGGATTACGACGATTGGCGAAAAAATCATTGGTGGTTCGCTTGTCATCTCCGACATTGAAAATATTGACGAGTTTGAGTCTCGTCTGGAAAAATGCCTTGAATCTGCCAAATAACCCTACCATTTTGCCTGCTTCTCCAACAAACTAATCAACTTATTAGCTTTCTTACCGCCAATCGCAGCGGTTATTATTGCCATTTGCTGTAACGCCTCTTGTGCCTTGAATACACGAGCTGCTTTGATTAATAATTCAGAGTCTCCGTATGGCATCTCTACCGCCTCAGCAAACGGTATTTGATAGTAGTAAACTAGAGCAGCAGCGGTGATTTTCTGATTCTTCAAAATATCCTTGGTCTGTTTTTCAATCAGCAAGGCTAGCTTTTCTGGATCGTACTGCTGCTCGTGGTCTTCCATTACTGCAATACCTCGACCCCCTCAGCACGAAGTGTTGCGTAATCCTCAGTCGCTAGTCTGAATAGCTCTGTCATGAATGCTTCGAGGTTTTCATCTCCGATTAACTCGACGAGTTTATCTACTTCTGGTGCGCCATCAATTGGCTCTAGACTAGAAAGCAGCTCACCACTTAGCGAATTGGAAACGATTGCCTGTAGCTGTGCACCGCCCACGCCCTTGACACTACGTCTAGCGTCATATTGAGCTGCGACCACTTTTGTGCGACTCAGTCGCGGAACGACGTATTTCAAGGTGCTAACGTTGCCGTTGTCGCTCATTTCAAGCGCCATGACAACACGCGGCGCACCAGTCTGGCTTTGAGTTTTATTAAACTTAAACGCCATCTCATTCTCCATTCCGTAGTTGTAAAAACTACATTACTTTTTTATCAATTTAGGTATTGACACGGTGTTTTTAACACCGTGCCACCCCTGTTACGCAAATGTCAGGTCGCCCTTGATCAACTTGCCGGTCACGCTGATTTCAAACTCAGTCAAACCGTCCTCTTGGCTGATGTCACTCAGGGTTGCCGTAGCGTCAAGCATGAATAACGTATGACCTGCTTGAGCTGCTAATTTCGGCACCAGCTTGAATACGCCAGGTACCTGTGTCGAGCTGCCTTTTTGCAAGCCAACCTGTACAGCACCCTTTGTGCCGACAGTAATGCCAGTAGTGCCGTCAATCGTCTCGCCACTGTTATAGATATAGCCAGGCACAATGTTTTTGAGGTTGTCCTGTCCGATGTCAGTCACCTTGAACTTGATAGTCGATTTGAACGATTTGATAAGTTTGAGGTTTGTACCGTCGATAAAATCACGTGTCACCTCATCCTTGTCATTGTCAAAGTCTAGGTCGTTCACACCTAGGACTTGCTTGAAGTTTTTACCAGTCTTGTCCCCGAAATACAGATCGTGGTTCAAGCCGGCGTAATCGATTGCTGCCATTTAATTACTCCTTTGCTTAATCTTTCAAAACTAATGTTACAGATTGGGCACTCCATACCCCCATCCGTAATTCAGAGGCTTCATAGGCGCTGTCTTGCATCGGAAATACGCTCACGCGAATGAATCTCGCGTCAGTGTATGGCAACTGCATCAATGCTGTACGTAGCTTGCTGTCGAGCTCGTATAGCTCAGCCGCATCAGCTTTCACTACGGTAATCGTTAGTTCGGTGGTCAGTTTGGTATTACCTAAGTTACCACCGTCATATTCACCGCCGTTAGCCGCAACTGCCGCCATACCGTCTTGGCTTTTGTTTGCTGGTAATCGCCCGACAAACACATTTTTGCCAAGCTCTCCACCAACGGCAGTAGTCACTACCTTTGCAATCTCCAATGCTACATTCATCTAAAAAACCTCTTGTAATCTTTCATAGTGCTTCTCACACCTTCATCAACGAAACCTTTGCCAGTGCCAGCTGTGGTGTACTTACGCACCACATGAGTCCCATCCGCACGCCTGCCGCGGTTCTGGTACTGTGAGTAAACCGGCTTCCACGTCAATCTGATAGCGTCTCTGCCGATTCGCCACACCTCGACATTACGAGACTTGAGCGACCCCCTACGCTTGAATGGCGCAGTAAGGTTGGCAATCATCAGCGTGTGATTTGCCATAGCGTTTAGTCCCGTTGCTGCCTGATTCTGAAAGAATCGTTTGACAGCCACCGTGTTATCGACCACCGGCATGATTACGCCTCTCTATCGAGCCTTGCCAGCTCAATTTCAACGTGCTGCACCGTGCCGCTGGTGATAACCGCCCTACCAACTGCTACGTTAGCAACGCGGTACACCCGTTTAACACCAAACAGTGTCACCTCGGCGAAATATCCCTCAATTGAGTAGCCAGTTGACGATAGCCAGCTATCTCGGCCGTCCAGGTATGCTCTGGCATCGCCTGTCATGGCGTCGTAGCTACCGCCACGAGTCAAACCACTTGTCTGCTCGACAATACACTTCACGTTGTGCCGCTCGCCGCCAGTCTGGCGGTATACACCGTCTACGGGCGCGACCAAGGTGATGCTATCGCGGAATATCATAGCGATGAACTCCACGCTGGCTCAGTGGCGTATCAGTGTAGCCAGACACCACACAACTGCTGCTTGGCTTTACAAACTTTGCCAGTAGGTCGACATTCGCCTCGGCGAACTGATCAATAACTTGCTTGGTATTGTCGTACGTCACTGAATGGCTCAACACTGTCTCAGACTTTACGTTGTTGTAAAAACTACCTTGATTGGCTATTGACAGCGTGTCAAATAGCCTTGCGACGAGGATTTTCAAGCCGTATGGCAACGGCTC